ATTGGCAAGCGGCAGATGTAGTTAGTAAAGATGACTTTAATCGGATTGAAGGGAATATTCAGGAGCTGCAAAATACCAAAGAAACCCCCGCCGGTGCACAAGCAAAGGCTAATACTGCACTGAATTCAGCAAAACAGTACACAGACCAAGAGGTAGCTGAAGTAAGCCAAGCACTTGACGCGCATGCCAATGCTTCTGCGCCACATGCTGGTCATGCGGCAAAAAATCACTCTCATAGTGAATATTCTTTAACAACACATAATCATAGTGGCGTATATGAACCAGTGTTGAGTGCTGACCGAAAACGTAAAATTACTATTAGCACATCGAACCCTTCAGGTGGGAGTGATGGCGACATATGGATTAAATATTCGGTGGTGAGCTAGGTGAATATAGGGCAATGGTATTTCAAGCAAGGTACAGTTTCACGTAACCTTAATAATAGGTGGTCTGCGTGGATTGCGTATCGTGTTGTTTCTCAAGATATAGTAAATAATAAATCTGTGGTTGAGGTACGAGTACTTGTTTGTACAACCTATACCGGGCAAAACTGGTGGTCTAGTGGTTCACCTATTACTGTTATAATAGATGGCACAACAGTATTTGATGCGACTATTGAATCCAACACATCAACAAGTTATGGTACTGCTTCATTAAGAGGTTGGACATATGGTCCTGATAGTGGTATGGTGCCTGTTGGCGTTGCTTCTGAAAACATTACCGAAGCATCCAAACTCACCCACAGTAAAACAGTCACACACAATGCTGATGGTGTAAAAACTATTACAGTTTCTTTCTCTGGTACAGTTAATGCGGGTGGTAATGGACCGAATAATATTGCCGCATCAGCAACAATTGATTTGCCATCAATTCCACGTGCACAATTACGCCCTAAAGTTGGTGGTACTTGGCGTACCCCGGAAAGTGTTCATGTAAAAGTGAATGGCACATGGAGACAGGCGGATCAAGTACTTGTAAAGGTGGGTGGGGTATGGAGACCAACACTGTAAATGATGTTACTTTAATGCCCGGATAGTTTTGTTGGAGGTGGGAATATGTCAGTATGTCATGCACACGAAGAGCTAAGAGACCAAATCAGGGATCATGAAAAACGCATCGTTGCTTTAGAGAAGGCAAATGCAGAGTTTGCTATTCGATTACAGAATCTCATTGAAAAAATCGACAGCCTTACAAGCTGGATTAAGGCACTCGTCGTTAGTATCATAAGCACTGGTGTTGGGTTCATACTTTGGTACATTCAGTCGTTGCCAAGATAAAGGGGGTGATAAAAATTGAACTTACGCAAATTGATACTCACCAAAAACAACTGCTATAAGGCAGGCAAAAAAATCAAGGTTAAGGGGATTATGGTGCACAGTACCGGGGCCAACAACCCGTACCTGCGCCGCTACGTGGGCCCGGATGACGGGCTGTTGGGGCAAAACAAATATGGAAACCACTGGAACCAACCTAGACCTGATGGGCAACAGAAATGTGTCCATGCTTTCATTGGGAAACTAAAAGATGGGACTATTGCCACGTACCAGACGCTCCCCTGGGACCACAGGGGCTGGCATGCTGGTGGCAAGGCAAATGATACCCATATTGGATTTGAAATTTGCGAAGATAATCTGACTGATCGCAGCTATTTTAATGCAGTTTACAGGGAAGCTGTAGAACTCTGCGCTTATCTTTGTCAGCAATTTGGACTGACAGAGAAAGACATCATATGTCATGCCGAAGGGGCAAAGCTGGGCATTGCCAGCAACCATGGAGATGTCCTGCACTGGTTCCCCAAACACGGCAAGAATATGGACATGTTCAGGGCAGATGTAGCCAAGAAGCTGGCCGAAGGATCCACACCGGCGCCTGGCACCTTGTATTATGTCCAGACCGGCGCATATTCAAACAAAGCCAATGCCGACGCTCAATATTACGCAGTTAAGGGTAAAGGCTTTGATGCCATTATCAAAAAGTCCGGTGATCTGTACCGAGTACAGGTCGGAGCATTCTCCAAGAAGGCAAATGCTGACGCATTCGCGGCCAAGGTTAAGGCTTCAGGTTTTGACACCTATGTAACAACCACCGGCGGCACCCAGGTAGCTCCAGGGCCAGCTCCAAAGACTACAAAAACAATTAAGGTAGGCAGCAAGGTCAAGGTTAAACCTGGGGCGAAGACGTATGACGGAAAAGGACTTGCAAATTTTGTCTATAATAATGTATACGACGTTATACAAATCAATGGCAACAGGGTAGTAATCGGGAAAGGAAAAGCAGTTACAGCAGCAATAAAGGCCCAGGATTTGATTCTTCTTTAGAGCGAAGGAGGAGCAGAGATGGAAAAGAAGGGCAGGTTTTCAAAACTAATTGTTACGCTGGTGGTCATACTCAATATTTTATTTACTGCAGTAGTATTGTATATTTTTCTTTGCACAGGAAATGAGCCTGCCACCCTTATCGGTTGCTGGTTTGCTTTCACCACAACCGAATTATGGGCCCTTGCTAGCATTAAGAAGACAAAAGTTAAGAATGGAGATGAGAAAAATGAGTGACTTTTTAAAACAAAAATTAACCAGTCGCAAGTTTTGGGTAGCAGTTGCTACGGCCCTTTTTATTGTTCTGAACGAAGGCCTTGGGTTTAATATAGACAGCGAACTTTACTGGAAACTCGTGACATTGGCTTTAGGCTACATTTTCGGCGAAGCAGCGGTGGACGTGGCCCGTGCAAAGGTGGTGCAGCAGAAGGAAGAATGAGATACCCCGGCGTAGGTCCGGGGATTTTTAATTGGCCTTTTACGAGTCCGTGCTAATAGCCCTAGTATAAAACCCTAGGTGTACTATCACGGACTTATAATAAAGGTCTAGGACGTGTTACGAGTAAAATTATAACTTTTTATAAGAGGTAAGGTGTTACAACCTTCCTCGGTATTTTATTTTTCCAAGGTAAGCTGTAAAGAAAAGTGGTATAATAATAATGAAAGGAGGAATTACATATGCGAAAAAAGCTTCTAGTCGCAGTGGCGCTGAGTGTCTGTATAAGTTCAATATTGACTTATAAGGTTGTTGTAGATAAATACGAAAAGGAGGTGATAGCCACAGTGTCGAGGGCCAATGCAACACGTGATACCTACAGAACAAGAGCTTTACAACTACAGAATGAAATTAATGAATTAACAGCGCACATAGAGACACTTAGACAAGTAACAGAAAAGTACTCTGTAGACACATTCCAAGTAACAGCTTATTCTCCGTATGATAATGTTAGCGGCATGTGCAATGACGGTAACCCAAATGTTACAGCTACAGGCACTAAACCAAGACCTGGTACAATAGCAGTAGACCCTAAGGTAATACCATATGGCTCAAAGATAATTATAATATATGAAGATGGCACTGTGGAGTACGGCATCGCTGAGGATTGTGGTGGACTAATCAAGGGTAACATAATCGATGTATTTAGGCCAACATATAAAGAGGCAATTAAGCATGGTAGACGGGAGGCGACTGTGATATGGTACAACGATTAATAAGTGAAAAAGCTGTAGAGCTGATGCGCANTTCTACTAGAATTGATGTGATATGTATCGGTACTCCAAGAGTTATAGGCGACTCTGTAGGTCCAAGAGTTGGCTCACTACTCAAGGCTGCGGGGTTGCCGGATCGAATTAAAATCATAGGATGCACAGATGAGCCAGTACATAGGGGCAACTTAGTTTCAATGCTGACGAGCCTCAGGAACGATGCGTTACTAGTATGTGTAGATGCTGCACTGAGTAACTACTTTCCTGTTATAAGAATAAGAACTGGTCCGATTCATCCAGGAAGTGCTGTTTCAGATGGGCTACCAAAGTTAGGTGATGTGTCGGTGCTTTGCATGGTCGCGGAAACTATTGAAGACCTACATTTTTGTAGCGAAAGCTACATTAATAGTATTGCTGAGGAAGTAGTTACTATTTTAACTACATTACTGTCTGCCTGATCTGATTTATATAGCATATTATTATTAACTTAATTTTTATATTAACTTAATTATCTCTATTAATAAATTAAGGAGGACTATTTTTAAATTTTAAAATTTTATTTTTAAATTTTAATTTTTATTTTTAAAGTAACATTTTTTAAAACGTGACGCTCCTTAACTCCTTAACTAAGTTAGCTAAGAAAATTAAAAAATTAAGTTAAGAAATTCGTGAAAATAATAGTGTAGTTTTTAAAAAATATAGCGTATAATATAAATAGAGAACAAAATAAAAATAAACGGAGGTTTTGTACAATGAGCGTATTAACAACTGAAATCACTTGTCCACATTGCGGAGGTGTTATTACTATTGAAAGACCTGCGCCGCAAAGAAGGGGAGTTTTAGCAGGAATTGCTTTAGAAGACATGACTGATGAGCAATTAAAGATTGAAATTAGAAATGCTAAATCGGTTCTTTACAAAGCAGAAAAGAGAAACGCACCTGCTGAAACAATCTTAAATAATCAAGCTAGATTAGAGGCAGCATTGGCTGAAAAAGAGAAAAGAGAGAAAGCTAAGGCACCGGCGGAAGATGTTTACGAAGAAGAAGAATAATATTACCTACAACCAGTAGAGCTGGTTGTAGCCTTGGCACAGTTCTACTGTGCCTCGGCTAGAGCTAGCTCTTTAAGCTTGTTCACTTAATTCATGGGCGGTGATAAGAGCGCACGAGAGGGTGCCGATGTACACGGCCGCTTAATCCCTCTTGGTGAGGAGTGTAGATCCTCACCCGCCCCCTACCAGTTATATAATAGGGAAGGTTAAGATCTTGCACCTTCCTCCATTTTTTGCATTTGTGTTTAAAAAGGTCATTATTCAAAGGGTGAGTGAACAGTAATGAAATGTGGTAAAGAGCCTTCATTCACATACGCATGTGCAGAATGTAATGATAAGAGTGGAGGTAATGCATTGGATAACTGCAAGCCCATAGAAGGCTTTGAAGATTACCTAGTATGTAGCAACGGGGACGTATACAGCATCAAGTCTAATACATATTTGCGGCCAGGAAAGTCAGCCAATAGAAACAGCAAACAAGAGCATTTACACGTAGTATTATGTAAAAACGGCAAAACCACAAAGAAATATGTGCATAGGTTAGTTGCAGAGGCATTTGTGCCAAATCCAGATAACTTACCGATTGTAGACCATATAGACAATGACCCTACTAATAATGACTACAGGAATTTACGGTGGTGTACACATAGTTTTAATACCACTAAAGGTGTAGGCAGGAAAGTAGCTAAAATAAAGGATGGCGTTGTAGTGGCTACGTATGATAGTTTAATAGCCGCGGCGCGTAGTTGTGGAAAGGATAATCATGGCAATATAGGGCAATGTGTCACAGGTAAACGCAAGCGAGCGTATGGGTATGAATGGAAGTATATAATAGAAGGAGGTGATATGGGTGTCAAATAAATTGTTAATTAATCACAAGTACATTGAAATACAGTGTGATAAGAATGATTGGGAAACACATAACTTAGTGAGTCAGATACCATACGTACACAGCAATAGGACAAAGACAAAATTCAGAACATACTTCTCGTAATATCGCACTTGTGCTAAAACTATTTAGAGGTATTGATGAAAGTAATGTAGATACATTACCTCCTAGCATAAGGGAAATATGGGATATGGAGATCAACAAACAAACAAGAACTAAAGCACTTCTAGAGCATGGGCCGCAGCGACCATGTGGCTGGTTGTATGCCCATCAACAGCTAGGAAGGGAATTAGCTGAGATACACAATAGATACGCGTTCTTCTACGACACCCGTACCCGGCAAGACACCGATGAGTCTACAAATCATTGCTGATGATATAGCAAAGAATCCGGACCATAAATGGCTAGTGCTCTGTCCGCTGATACTCATAGAGAACGCATGGCTACCCGACGCAGCTCACTTCTTCCCAGAATTGAAAGTAGTGAACTTACACGATAGGACTAAAGCTAAACGCTTGAAGAAATTCCA